GATGATGCATTCATCGCACCTATTCCATGCGATCATGTAGAACTGACATTGAACGATCTTAAGCGATGGGAGTGTGTGACCTGTGAAGCCGCGTTTAAGTCGCTCAGCGATTCAGCTTAGAGAGCAGATTGATGATGCATTCCCAGATCGAGATCGAACTTCGGACGGCTGGATCGGTGACACGAGACACGCTGCTCGCAAGTCTGATCATAATCCAGATGCACAAGGATGGGTTCGTGCCATCGATGTTGACCGCGACCTTAACGGCAAAGGCCGGAAGCCCGATGTCATGCCTGACTTGGTCGATCAGATTCGACTCCTTGCAAAGTCTGGCGATAAGAGAATCTCTTACATCATCTTTGACGGAAAGATCGCATCATCTAAGAAGGCTTGGGCTTGGCGTCCTTATGATGGGATCAATAAGCATAATCATCACGCGCATATCAGTTTTACTATTAAGGGCGACGAAGACAGTTCATTCTTTAATATCCCGATGATAGGTGGAAACTAATGGAGCAAGCAAAATCACTAGCAGCATCATGGGCTCGATCATTCTTGGCCGCTGCCCTCGCGCTATACATGGCAGGCGTAACAGATCCTAAGACCTTAGCGATGGCAGGCGCGGCAGCAGTAGCACCCGTCATTCTGCGCTGGCTCAATCCTAACGATGCCTCATTCGGAGTCGGGAAAGAATGACTCAAGAAAACTTCTTCACTCTTTACTTCGCTAGCCTTGCCGTCATCGGTGGGCTTGCAGGTTATGTGATCACTCATCTTCTTGGCGAAATTAAGAGACTAAACTCGCGTGTCGATGAGATCTACAACATACTTCTAGAGCGATAATTTTTGCCATGGCACGAAAGAAAGTCATCGATCTCGATACTTACTCACAGCTTGACGCATGGGCTATCAGCCTGCACGAGATGTATCGCGCACTACGCAGGGCAGGCTTCGCAGTCGATCTTTGCCTAGCAATTATCACCGATCGGGACTCTTATCCTGCATGGATCTTGCCATCAATTCCCGACCGCATGGATCCCATACCCTACGAGGACGACGACGAGGATTAGATGAAGCGCATTGTCATAGTGAGTGACCTACAGGTTCCCTTCCACGATCGACACGCAGTCAAGAATGTAGCACAATTTATAGCCAAGTTTAAGCCGCACGAAGTAGTAACGATAGGAGATGAGATTGACTTTAACACCATCTCGAAATGGTCAGAAGGCACGCCAGAAGCCTACGAGCAGACTCTGGGAGACGATCGCGATGAGGCTGTTCAGGTACTTTACGATCTACAAGTAACACAGATGATTCGGTCTAATCACACGGACCGCCTATACACACAGATCATGCGTAAGATCCCGTCATTCCTTTCATTGCCGGAACTTAGATTCGAGAAGTTCATGCAGCTCGATGAACTAGGGATCACCTTCCATAAGAAGCCGTATAACATTGCGCCTAACTGGATTGCAGTCCATGGCGACCATACCCCTATCAAGTCACAGGGCGGTCTCTCAGCCCTTGAGGCAGCCCGTAGGCACGGCAAGTCGGTCATCTCAGGTCACACTCACAGGGCAGGCCGATCGTCCTTCTCAGAGGCCTCTGGAGGCCGTATTGGGCGTGTCCTGCATGGCGTCGAAGTAGGCAATCTCATGGACTTTAGCAAGGCCAGTTACACAAAAGGGTCTGCGAACTGGCAGCAGGCGTTCGCCATCATGTACGTAGAGGGCAAAAATGTGCAAGTCGATTTAATCTACATCGAGAAGGATGGGACATTCGTAGTCTCAGGCAAGCGGTATGGACGACCTAGATAACGAGCTTGATCGAGACATCGATGATCACATCGACGACGCAGAATCGTTACCATTTCGTTATCTGATTATCTGATTTTTCCCCCTTAGGGCATGAGACAGTAGAGCCACGGATGAAGGGCATCCTAAGAAAGGCTCAATATGTTCGATCCATCACTAGGCGATTTTATTGTCATGATCGTGCTATCTGCACTATATTTCCATGTAGGCCGTATTGTCGGCATTCGCGTAGGTTATCTGCAAGGCCGTAAAGCTGTGAGAGATTACTACGAATCTAAAGAAAGGGTGCGAGTGTGAAAGCAAGTGAAGTCCTATTATCAGCTACTGACATCATTGGAGACCGAGGACGAATATATGGTCATCCTCGTATCAATCAGACTCGAATCGCACTTAGACTACAGCAGATGCTCGAGACTCCAATCTCAGACCATCAAGCGTGTCTGGCGATGGTCGAAGTCAAACTCGCACGTCTCCAAGAAACCGCTGACCACGTTGACTCCTATATCGACGCGTGTGCTTACCTTGCATTAGCTTGTGAACTAATTACTGAAAGGGATGAGCAGTATGTTTAACCTAGAAGATTACGAGACAGTTGAAGAAAGACTTATCAAGTTCTGGAAGGATCACCCTGATGGACAGATTCATACAAAGTTGCTTGATCAATCCGCTGGCCGTTTTATTGTTGAGGCTGCTATATATCGCACAGAGGCGGACGTTCGGCCATGGACTACAGGACTTGCAGAAGAAACCATCCAAGGTCGCGGCGTTAATGCGACGTCGGCGCTGGAGAATTGTGAGACTAGTGCTATTGGTCGAGCGCTTGCTAACGCAGGATATGCAACAAAGGGAAAGCGAGCGTCACGAGAGGAAATGGTCAAAGTTAATAAAGCGAATGAAGTGAAGTCAACGATCGATCAGACAAAGGCCAAGATGTTAGACACGTCCGGCACTTACATCCCAATAGTAAAGGAAGAAGATCCATGGACTATCAAACCAGCGACTATGCCGCCCACAATGGGGGAAGCTGTATCGATGGTGAAAGAGATCATTGGCGGCCAGACCGAGAAGGATATCCCTCGTTGCAAGCATGGTGACATGATGTGGAAGACAGGCACTACTAAGGCTGGTAAGCCATGGGGACACTTTAAGTGCATGGCTTGGGTAACAGGTGAGATCGGTGGTCGATGTGAAGCGCCGAATGACGTGATCTGGTATGAGATCAGTAAAGAAGATGGCACATGGCAACGCCAGAAAGCGAGAGCATAATGGGACGATTACAGTTCATGAATCAAGATGGCGAATGGGAATCATTTCCAACAGAGGATGAGATCCATCGATCTAAGGAAGTCATAGCAATTTTAGAGGAGTTTACATTTACGACTCGATGCTGCTTATGTAATGACTCAATCCCTTACAAAGACATAAAGGTGAACCTAGTTAACAAGAGCTGGTCATGCGCTAAGTGTCACGCTGTCAATGGCCTCACAAAGCCGTAAACATCGAGGATTCTCGACCGAGCGTGTGGTCGCACGTTACCTTTCGGAGTGGTGGCCGCATGCAGATATCGGTAGAGGGGCTGGAAAAGATATAACACATGTCCCGTTCGACATGGAAGTTAAAGCTAGATCGGCGTTCCAGCCAAAGGCATGGATCGATCAGGTCACAAAGAGGGCAAGCAAAGCTGGTGACTTGCCTATCGTAGTTAGTCGATTGAATGGCCAAGGGGAGAAGAGTCCACAGGACTACCTAGCCTTCATGAGATTAGGTGATCTGGTCGATCTATTGCTCAAGGCAGGTTACGGGGATTTAAGCGATGATATTGGTAAACTTAATGTAATGAGATGCAAGATGTGCGGCGTATGGTCGTTCACTGAGACATGCAGAACATGTGAGGTCGATCCAGATGCCAACCTATGAGTTCGAGTGCGATAACGAACATTGTGAATCCAATGCTCGAATAGAAAAGTGGATGTCAATCCATGAACCTCATGATCTGGAATGCCCATTCTGTCACAGCTCGATGAGTAAAGTTTACTCAAGTGTTGGAGTCTCATTTAAGGGGACAGGGTTCTACAGTACGGACAACAGATGAGTTATGCACACCTGTGGATAAGTAAGTGTAGAAACATCACTTCACGCTTAAGACACGCCCATGTTATACACATGCTTGACATGGCTGGTACTCTCAGGGCTAGAGCCCATCAGGGGCTCACCGCAGGCCGTTCACGGCAAGCCTGCGGGGTAGCCATCGTTATTGGGATATCTCTATCTATGGCAATGCCCCTAGATGCTAAGGCGAATGACCTAGCAATTCAACAGCTTAAAAAAGAAGCTGATTACCAATTAACTGATAAGCAATTAGCATGTCATAACGAGATAGTACATAGAGAGTCTCGATGGAACTATAAAGCTGTAGGTAATAAGTCCGGCACTAAGCAGGTGTATGGGCTATACCAGATGAAGACTGAGAGCCTTAAGAAGTCAACACCTATCAAGCAGTTCTGGATGTATTGGCATTATGTAGCACATAGGTATGGGCATACTGAGTATGATGAGCCTAACTATTGTAATGCGTTACAACACTTAAAGACCAAGGGATGGCAATAATGGCTGTCACTGAAGATCAGTTAAAGTTCATCAAGAAGTATGCGCACTGTGGTGCTCATTCAATAGCAGAAACTTTGGGCATTAAATACAGTACTGTGGTCAATGTAGCCTATAGGCACAGGATAAGCCTCAAGCCTCAGCAGGAGCTTAGAGGCAGAAGTCTCAAGGCTAAGGTTAAGTATATAAAGAAGCATAGGCGTAACCCTATAAGTGATCAGTGTTACCTACCTATAGATCATCCAGTGATCATGGGTATCATGAAGGATCGAGGGATTGTGGGCAAAAGAGAGCTACACACTAGACAATGGAAGAGACAACGTGAGTTGGTGCTCACTCGTGATTGCTATGAATGCGCTTACTGTGGTGAACCAGCAACAGAAGTGGATCACATTATTCCTCGCGCTAAAGGTGGAGGTCATGAGCTTGAGAACCTAGTAGCATGCTGTAAAAGGTGCAATGGACGCAAAGGATCACGCTCACAAGCCAGTTTTCTAGGTACACCTTTCACCCCCCCTGTCTTTTCTTCCGATCTCTCCCTGACACAGTCCAAGCCGATGCTTGATAGTCCGTTTAAGACCCGACCTAATCCGAGTCAATGACAAATAAACCCAAGCGATCCAAGAAGCTGTATGGGGATGTAAAGCCTCGCCTTCATAGCCCATGGCTCAAGGGCAAGACTCGAGGAACAGAGGTTGCAGAGCTCGCAGAGCGCATCAATCAGCCTTTGCTCGAATGGCAGAAACTAATTCTTAATGACATTTGCACTTTAGATAAAGAAGATCAATTCATCCGTAAGACAAGCCTGCTCTTAATTGCTAGGCAGTCCGGAAAGTCACATCTAGCGCGTATGCGCTGTTTAGCGGGTCTATTTATGTTCGGTGAAAAGGACATCCTTATTATGTCCTCTAATAGAGCTATGGCTATGAAGTCCTTTAACATCATGGCAGACATCATAGAGCGTAATGACTGGATGAGGGTTCAGCTAAAGGATGGAGACCCTAAGAAGGGCATCCGTAGGACTAATGGCGATGAACGCATCATCTTGGCTAGTGGAGCACAGCTTGAGGTAGCCGCTGCGACATCCGATGGAGCGCGTGGGCGTACCGCTGACTTCTTATGGATCGATGAGCTTCGTGAGGTATCTGAGGCTGCTATGGATGCAGCAAAGAGCGTTACTTTGGCTCGTAAGAACAGCCAGCGACTTTTTACTTCCAATGCCGGTGATGCTTATAGCACAGTGCTTAATTCTTTACATGAGTCTTGTAGAAACTATCCACCTAAGAGCCTTGGTTATTACGAGTATTCAGCACCGGACTTTTGTGACATTTGGGATCGCAAAGCATGGGCGATGGCTAACCCATCATTAGGACATTTGATTACTGAAGAAGCTATTGAAGAGACGATTGCATCATCTACTCCAGATGCCGCTAGAACCGAAACTTTGTGTCAGTGGATTTCGGCTCTTAATTGCCCTTTCAGCACAGATGTGCTTGAGGCTAGTTCAGATAACACTCTAGAGATGTCTGTAGGTGCTTACACTGTATTTGGCTTTGATGTTAGCCCTTCAAGGCGTAACGGATCATTGGTTGCTGGTCAATTGCTTCCAGATGGAAGGATTGGCATAGGTATCTTGGAGACCTTTAGTTCACAGGTTGCTATCGATGAGCTGAAGATGGCTGCAAGCATCAAAGCATGGGTAGATCTATACAAGCCAAGACTTGTCTGCTATGACAAGTATGCTACTCAGACTATTGCGGATCGCCTTGCCAATTCTGGAGTAATTGTCGAGGATGTTTCAGGTCAGCAGTTCTATAAAGCCTGTGGAGACTTGCTAGAAGGCTTAACTAATCTGCGAGTAGTCCACAATGGGCAGAAAGAGCTTATAGAGCAATTCCAGAATACAGCTGCTAAAACTAATGACTCAGCTTGGCGTATTATCAAGCGCAAATCTTCAGGCGACATTAGTGCCCCTATCGGATTGGCTATGTGCGTTTCTAAGTTAATGATCCCTCAGCCTAAGCCACAGATTTATACTTAGACACGCCCTATCACATTGTCTAATTACTTGACAACTGCTACAATTTCTGTCTATGGGTCTATTTCGCAAAGCTGAAGCAACTACTAATGAGTCAGAGCGTTCATCGCTTAAAGCGCAATACGCCCCTCAAATCTTAGGTGATCAATTCATCAATGGTGGCAATTACTATTATGCCCCTGCTGTCTCTCGTAATGATGCGATGACAGTACCAAGTGTCAAGCGATGCAGAGATTTAATCGCAGGCACTATTGCAACAATTCCACTTGAGTATTACAAGAAGTCTACTGGAGAAAAAATTGCTCCACCACGATGGGTAGAACAGCCATCACTTAATCAGCCATTATTTGTAACACTCTATTGGACTGTTGATAGTCTCTACCATTTCGGGCAAAGCTTTTGGCAAATTAAAGAAGTCTATGCCGAGGACGGCAGAATGGCTCGCGCTGAGTGGGTTGCTAATGATCGCGTAACTTATGCAACAGATTTCCCTTCAACAATTGTTACTCAATACTATGTTGATGGTGTAGCAGTTCCTATGTCTGGTCTTGGATCTTTAATTACATTCCAAAAAGATGAAGGCATCCTTACCACATCTGCTCGCACTATTCGTTCAGCAATTGATGTTGATAAAGCTGCATCGATCGCAGCACAAACTCCAATGGCATCGGGTTACATCCGGAACCTTGGTGCTGACCTAGATCCTAAAGAAGTAGCAGGATTACTAGCAGCATGGAAACAAGCTCGACAAAACCGAGCAACTGCTTACTTGACCTCTACCTTAGAGTATAACCCTGTCTCGTTTTCACCTAAAGACATGATGTATAACGAAGCAAAGCAAAACCTTGCAACTGAAATTGCTCGCGCATCTGGAGTGCCACCTTACTACCTCAGCGCAGATCAAAATACAACAATGACATACGCTAATGTGCAAGATGAGCGTAGACAATTTATCTGGATGATCCAGCCTTACATTAAGGCTATTGAAGCTCGTCTTTCAATGGATGACATTTCTACTGCTGGTCACTATGTCAAGTTCGCAGTAGATGACACATTTTTGCGTACTGATCCAATGGAACGCTTATTAGTTATTGAGAAGATGCTTTCACTAGGTCTAATCACTACAGAGCAAGCCATGGAAATGGAAGATCTATCTCCTAACGGAAATGAAATGGACAGCTAATGGAAACCCTATACATCGAAGCAGCATCAATTGAGTGCAGCGAAGATCGCAGAGAAATCTCTGGCAAGATCGTTCCAATGGGAACAGGCGAAGTAGGCAACACCAATCTTGGTGCTTATGTCTTTGAGGCTGGATCAATTGAGATTACAGATCCTACAAAGATTAAGCTTCTATCACAGCATGACATGAAGAAGCCAGTCGGTCGCATGATTGCTTCAGAGGTTCGTCCAGATGGTATCTATGCAACATTTAAGCTAAGCCGCTCACAATCTGGTTCAGATGCTCTTATCATGGCTAGCGAAGGCTTGGTTTCAGGTCTTTCAATTGGCGCAGAGATCAAAGCATCAAAGCCTTCACGCGATGGCTACACAGTCGTAACAGCGGCAACACTAAAAGAAGTTTCTCTAGTAACGGAGCCAGCATTTAAGTCTGCTCAGGTGCTAGAGATCGCAGCGGAAGCAGTAGAAGCTGCAACTAGCACAAGCACTAAAACTACAACGATTAATACGACAATCGTAGAAATCGAAACAGAAACAGAAAGCGAGACAGCTGTGGATAACACTCCAGAGACAGTTGCAGCACCAGTAGAAGCAGCAGCGGTTGAAGCTGCTCGCCCAACAGTT